TGGGGACTTTTCTAGTTCCAAGTCGGTTGTTAACGGCGACACCATTGCGGTTTCTTATACTTGCACATTGACCTAAAATGGCAACCGGCTGGGGATTCAGCACTTGGAGTTCTGGTATATGGGGCGGTGGCACTCCCTTTGCGGATAGTGTCACCGAAACAATTGCAACCTCAACTCTTGAGGACGCCTCTGTAGCTTTTCCGGGTTCCGTATCTGACAGCCTAGCAACGTCAACATCTGAGTCTGTAGCCGCAACATTTGCTTTTTCAAGAACTGAACCAATAGGAACAATAAGTACAACAGAATCAATTAGAATTGATTTTGATGCACAGATTACCGAATCATCAACAATAACCGTTTCTGAAACAGCAACAACATCTTATAAGGTTTCGTTTGCAGATACATTTAATATTGTTGAAACAAACGTTGTAAATGCAACTTTTGCTTTTTCCAATTCTGAAACTATTGCAATCGCCAATAATCAAGATGCTGCATATGGTTTGTCTAGAACCGAGACTATGGCAACCAGCACAACGCAGGTTGTTGGTACTTACTTTAACGCAGACAGAACAGAAACAGTAACAACCGCAACAACAGAAACGGCTCTTACAAATTACAATGGTTCAATATTTGAAATTGCTCCAATATTTACTTATGAAACTGTAAATGCAACATTTAAATTTTTGGTTTCTGATTCTTCTGCAATTTCTGATTCTTCCAGTGTTTTAACTTCATATACTGCATCTGTATCTGAAACAGTACCGATATCAACAACGCAAAGCGTTAGGTATCTTTGGGAACCAATTGATGATACTCAAACACCAAACTGGCAATTAATTAACACTACACTTGATGCCTCTTGGGCACCAGTGGTTAACGTACCGTAAAGGACTGACATGGCAACCTCATATACCTCGCTACTAGGGCTTGCCCTCCCCGCTACGGGGGAGTTGTCAGGTACTTGGGGCGACACTGTTAACAACTATATTTCAACGTATCTTGACTCTGCTATTGCAGGTGCGTTGACTCTTACTGCTGATACAACGCTTACCAAGTCAACTGGTTCAAGTCTTGGCGCTACTTCTTCTCAGTATGCAATCATTATTGCTTCGCCCGCATCAGCCGCAATTACCATTACGGCACCGGCAGCAAGTAAGACGTATATTGTTATCAATACGTCAGCGACGTACACGGTCACGTTTAAAGCATCAGGCCAATCTGGTGTGTCACTTGCCGTAAGCGAAAGGGCTGTTCTTGCCTTTAACGGTACAGACTTTGTAAAGATTACCCCGCCATTTGACGGGACCAATCTTACGCTTACTGGCAGTTCAACCGCAACTTCGTTTATTCCTTCCGGTTCTACTGTTCCAACAAACGGTGTGTACCTGTCTGCGGCTAACACAGTTAGTATTGCAACCAACTCCACACGGCGACTTTCTTTCACTTCTACGGGTTATTCGCAGCCGGTAGCATATGCCGATACAGTGTCTGCTATTGGCAACACCGGAACCGCGCAAACAATCACTTGTACCAACGGTAACGTGTTTACTGCCACACTTACCGGCAACTGCACGTTTACACTTGCTTCTGCTGTTGCAACAGGCTCGTCTTCGTTTACACTTATACTAACGAACGACGCAACTGCTGGGCGAACTGTGGCATGGTCTGGTGGTTCGTTTAAATTTCCCAATGGTTCCGCTTCTCTCTCTCGCACCACGACAGCTAGCGCAACTGACATCTGGGTCTTCTTCACCCCTGATGGCGGTACAACGTGGTACGGTAATATCTCAATGAAGAACATGTCCACTTAATTTAGGAGTTTAAAATGGAATTTACCCCCGAACAATTAACCGCAATCAATACCGAAGTTGCAAGACAACTTAGTGCGGCTATCTCTGCCCAAACAAGTCAATTGGCTTTTATGCAAAAGCAACATGACAATGCATTAGAGCTTCAAGTTTCTAGTCAAAATGCCGCTGCCGCCGGTCAGGCTGCTCAAGCCGCAGCTAACGCAGAAATGCAAGCAAAACAGGCTAAACTTTCTGCCGTTCAACTTGCTCAAAATACGTTAATTGCAAACCGTAATAACCAGCCAGTTGATGCTAGAGAAGTTTCCGCTGCTGATATTACTGCATATGCAGATACCCTTGTAAACTACATTAACAGCTAATGCAATATTTAATAACTCCAATTTCTAAAGACATTGTTTCCGCAGTTTGGTGGGAAAATGCATTTAGCAAAGAGCAGCTTGATTGGTTGCAAAACAAAGCGAAACAGTCAGACCAAGATGCAGGTGTGGGAGCGGACTTATTAAATTCAAACAGGATTGACAAAAATATCAGAAAATCTCAAGTAAGTTGGATTCAGATTAATTCTGAAACGTCTTGGGTTTTTCATACGCTTAATAAAGTTGTTTCTGAAATAAATTCTCAGTTTTATGGGTTTGATTTAACAGGATTTTCAGAGCCATTGCAATTAGCTAATTATTCTGCCTCAGAAAATGGTAATTATGGATGGCATCAAGATATAGGACATGGGTTATGCAGAAAGTTATCCGTTAGCGTTCAATTGACTGACGCATCTGAATACGAAGGTGGAAATCTTCAATTAATTACAGCAAAAGGAACTCAAACCGCACAGAAACAACGTGGTTTTATTTCAGTTTTTCCATCTTTTGTTAGACATCAAGTTGAACCCGTAACAAAAGGAAGTAGACAATCTTTAGTTGCATGGGTTTCTGGACCTCCATTTAAATGAAAATAGAACATAAAGATTTTATTGGAATATACACTGGGGTTTACCCAGACGGGTATTGCCAACATTTAATAAATGAATTTGAGCGATTAGCTCACTCCGGTGCTGGAGCAAATCGTCTAGCATCTGAAAAAGCACCATCGCATATTAAAAATGACTATCAAATTAGTTTAAACATTGGCGTACATAATGTTGAACTTTTTGAAGAAAAAGATTCAGTAAACATGTTTTTTCATGGCCTTCAAAGTTGCTATGAAGACTACTCAAATAATTTCTCGGTATTAAAAGACGCAAAAATTCGTGGAACAACCATGAAAATGCAGCGCACAGGCTCTGGTGGCGGGTATCATGTTTGGCATTGCGAACAAAACAACGCAAATCAATCATCAAGGGCTTTAGTGTATATGTTATATTTAAATACACTTGGTCCAGAATCCGCAGGGGAAACTGAATTTTTATATCAACAGACTAGGGTTTGCCCTGTTGAAAATACTATGATTCTTTGGCCCGCTGGATATACCCACGCACATCGGGGCAATACTGTATTTGGAAATACTAGCAAGTACATTGTTACTGGTTGGTTTTATTATGATTGAGGTTTAAACATGCCAGCAGGTACTCCAAAAATTGCAATGTTTGGGGGGTTAAATGCCCCAGCCGGAAGTCAAACCTTTAATACATCTGGCACTTTCACATCTCCTGCCGGGGTGACAAAAGTTAACGTTACCGGGAAAGGCGCACCCGGTAATTCAGGAAATCCGGGAAACATTGGTAATACTGGAACCGGGGGTTCTCCGGGGGGTTCAGGAAATCCGGGAACCGGTGCGGGTGGTGCTGCTCGCGGGAAATTCGCTTGCGGTACATATCAAGGTTGCTACTACGTTCAGTATTACTACATCTGTAACACTTGTTTTTTCATAAATTTTCGTGGTGCAAATTGCCAGACTTATTATTCAAGAGGTGGTAGCGGCGGGGGCGGTGCATCGGGAGGAAACTACCCCGGCTCAAACGACGATTCTTCTTATGTCGCCATGAATCCGGCTTCATCAGGAAGTAGTGGTAATAGTGGAAGTGGTGGTGGCGCAGGAAGCAATGGAAATTCGGGAACCGCAGGAAATGCAGGAAGCACGGGAGGTTCTTCTACTGCGCTTTCTTATACTTTTACTGGTGGTACCGCTGGGAATGGTGGAAACGCTGGAACCGGAGGTTCTGCTGGCAATCCGGGTTCGGGTGGTGGAGGTGGTTCAGGCGGTAACGCTGGTTATTTTGGCGGCAATACTTATTATTGTAATGGTTCAAATTTTAAATTTGTTTACGCTTCTAGCGGCCAAGGTGGAAACGGGGGTGGCGCAGCAGGTAGACTTTGGAATGCAAACACAGGTCGCCCAACTTGTGACGGGCCACCGCCACTCCCATATCTAGGTTCTCCTTCTTACGGTTGGGGTGCTGGTGGTGGCGGCGGCGGCGCAGGTGCGAATGGAAATGCAAACTGGTCTTGCTCATATAACTCCCCAGCTTACTGCGCTGGGGGCATGTTTGGACAACCCGGTGGAGCATGTGGTGGTGGAAACGGTGGAAACGGAACCCATGCAAATCCGTATCTTCCCGGTGCATGTGCATACTACGCTCAAAATATTGGTGGTCCGGGTAATCCAGCAAACAATAGCCGGGCTGGAGGCGGTGGCGCTGGCGGCATTCAAAATCCGTTTTATCCATTTTCTGTTTTTGGTTCTAGTTATGCTTCAAACGGGGGCGGTGGAGGGGGCCGAGGAAATGCTGGAGGAGGTGGAAACCCCGGTTCCTCCGGAAATGCAGGAAACCCCGGTGGCGCGGGAAATCCGGGCAGTGCTGCAACTCCAGCAACGTATAATTGTGTGTCTGTAAATTCAGGTGGAAGTTACCCAGTTAGCGTACCATCTGGAGGCCAAGTGACTATTAGTTGGAATGCTCAATGAAAACTACTTTGCAAAAAAATCAAAAACGCCTAAACGATGAGTTTTCGCTTGCAGATATGGAAGCGGCTAAACTAAGAGCGCGTTCTTTTAGTGTTGGAACGGCTTTTGGTGGAAACACCGAAGTTTCTATGCGAATGAATGATGGCAAAGTTACATGGGCAGTTTTAAACCCGCCCGAAGTAATTGAAATAATTCATCAATTATCAGCAAACATTGGATGTCATATTCATTTAACTCCAAGAGATGATTTTTCTAGTTGGAGAAACTGGCGAGTTACTGAAGATGAAAGAAAACGTTTAAATGGTCATCCAACTTTTCCGAATGACATGGAGCCGCACATGAAAGTTGGGACAGACAAGTTTTCTCTTGAAGACCAACGAAAGGCAGACAGCTTTTTTCCTCCAGAAATGGTAAAAAACGAACGCGAAAAGGAACTTGATAATGTTGTGGCAGCTCAAGAAACTATCGACCGGCGAAGCATTGAACAGTCCTCAACCTCTTCCTGAAAACTGGGGACCAATCTTTGGGATGTCTGGTTTTATTGACCAGATTGGCGACCTGTCCTTTGTAGGTATTGAGGACCAAGGCTGGTTTCAGGTTGCGGGCGAAGCACCTGCTGCGCCACCGCAATCTACTTCTAGTGAGCTTGCATGGGAAGCAGCAAAGTCTCTTTTGGCGGCATCAGATTGGACGATGCTTCCAGATGTGCCATTGCATAATGGCGATAGGCAGCTTTGGCAATCTTATCGCAAAGCTTTGCGTGAGATTCGTCTTCAAGTTGGTTTCCCTAACAACATTGTTTGGCCTGTTAAACCTTGAACGACGAAATCAACCAAGCGTTTTACTTTCCGTCTGCCGTCTACACTAAAAGCAAACCAGAGTTTGTAGACACAGTTAAAGAAGTGTCTTATGAATCGTTTTCTAAACAGCCTAAAGATGTGGACGAAATCTACCCGGTTCGTATGAGCCATGACCTTCGGGAAGACTCAAGGTTAGCTGACTTTTCTCAATATGTTCTTCAAACTGCGTGGAACATACTTGGTGTACAGGGCTATGCAAACGCCAATTTAAACACATTCTTCACAGGGATTTGGGCGCAAGAGCATCATAAACATTCTCTTATGGAGCAACATGTCCACGGTGGCATGGACCAACTTGTTGGGTTTTACTTCTTTGACTGCCCAGCAAATTGTTCCAGAGTACTTTTTCACGACCCGCGCCCCGGCAAAGTTCAAATCAATCTACCAGAGGCAAACTTTAATGACGTAACCTATGGCAGCAACATAATTAACTTTGTTCCAGAACCGGGTATGTTGATGTTTTCAAATGCATGGCTACCCCATTCTTTTAGCCGACACGCAGCCACCGAACCGCTGACTTTTGTACATTTTAATATTGGCGTTCAGTTTGCACAAATTTGCCACCCCCCTGCCGCTGCGGAAGTTATATAATGTTTTTTTGGATTAAAAAGAAAGACGTTGTTTTAGACTGCTTTACATGGTCATACGTTGCGTATGAGTTTGCAAAACCAGATTTTTCATATAAATTTTTTCCAGAATGGTTTATTAAGCTACCAAAATTTTACCCTGAAGATTTTGGTAAAACAATAAAAAATGTTTCTGTTGGAACAATAAAAAATTGCAAAGCTTTTACAAGGTATCATACGGCTAACTCTATAGTAGTTCCTTGGCACTGCGATATCTCAATTAAACCAACTGATTCAGACGAAAAAAAATTTGAGTATTCTCATGTAGGTTTATCCGACAAACCGTTGGACCATAATAGACTACAATTTCAAGGAATGTTAAATGATAATTATCAACAATTAAAAATAGAAATACCTTGGGCAATAAGGTCTAATAAATTTGTAGAATTTGTATGGAGCGACCCGGTTTGGAATAGACAAAATATTTTAGACTACTGCGTTTTGCCCGGAGTTGTAGATTTTAAATACAATCACGGCGTTGCAGTAAACATAATTTTTCAATATAAATCCGAACCTCACTCATTTGAATTAAACCTTGGCGAGCCTGCGATTTCACTCATACCTATTAATGAATGCAATATAAAAATAAAACACCATCTTATTGAACAAAAAGACTTTGGAAGATACTCAAAACCATTGGGGTATTACCTTCAAAAGCCATACTATAAAATCATTAAAAGACTAACAGATGCGGCAGACCATAGAGAAAATATGACTAAATGTCCTTTTGGATTTGGAAAGTAATTTGAACAAGTACCTCATCCGGTTTAACAAAAGTCGAGGTCAACCGGGCCGGGGTACGATGGACCATGTGTGGCGCGTTTTTGAGAATGACAAAGAGTACCTGTTTAAACACTTCAAGCTAGAAGTTCCTGCCGAGAGCGAGATGTCGGCGGGGCCAGATTGGAACATAGCCTGTCATGGGTACATGACAATTGACCGAGAAACGTCTACTGCAATCATCAAAGGCAAGTAACTTTCCTGTCTTACGCAAAAGTTAAACTTGTCGCGGGCGTCCGCCCATCAATCATCGGAGATTATTGTGAAAGACCAAATCATTGAAATCCTTGACGGTTCTGAGCCTATCGATGCGCTGAACGTCCTGTTCTCAGCTATCTACGCAGTTGCTTCGGCAAACGGTGTTAGCGAGTTCACGTTGAGCAGCCTCTTCTCTTCTAACATCGAAGCTCAATTTGAGATTGACGCTGAAGTTGAAGAAGAAGAAGATACAGACGAGCAGACCGACGACTAACGTCAAACCCCGGTAACACGGGGTATTATTGTGTTTTCACAATACTATGCTATTAGGTGGGTTCCTCAACAAGGAACCCAGCCATGAAAAGCAAGGTATCTGACAAAGAGTTCTTGGACGCTTGGGAAAGACACAGGTCTCCGGTAGCGTTGGCAAAGTTGTTTAACATCTCTGAGCGCCGCATCCACAGCAGAAGACGCGCCCTAGAGAGCGGTTTAAACATCAAGCTTTCATCAGAAAAATCAATTGAACCACACATAAAAAAAGCTCGCCATCACGCGGGTTTGACAGACGGCATAGTTATCGTTTTCTCAGATGCCCACTTCTGGCCCGGTATTAGAAGCACCGCTTTCAAGGGCCTTTTATGGGCGATAGGGCACCTTAAACCGCACGTTATAATTAACAATGGCGATGCCTTTGATGGAGCCGCGATTAGCAGGTACCCTAGAATTGGTTGGGGTAACCAGCCCTCGGTCCGCCAAGAGCTAGAAGCCTGTCAGGAGGCTCTAGGAGAGATTGAAAAGGCGGCACACAAAGCTAGGCACCACACACAGTTAATCTGGCCTCTAGGCAATCATGACAGCCGATTTGAGACTAGGTTGGCTCAGTCGGCATCAGAGTTTGAAGGGGTTTCGGGCCTTGCTCTTAAAGACCATTTTCCTAAATGGCATCCGTGTTGGTCATGTTGGTTAACTGATAACGTGATTGTCAAACACCGATATAAGGGTGGCATTCACGCTACTCATCAGAATACCCAGTCAGCCGGGATTTCAATTATTACTGGGCATCTGCACAGTCTGAAATGTACCCCATACAGTGACTATCGGGGCACGAGATTTGGGGTCGATACCGGAACATTGGCAGAGATTGATGGTCCACAGTTTATGGACTACCTTGAGGATTCCCCAGTAAACTGGAGGTCTGGATTCGCGGTCCTCACATTCAAAGACTCGCGCATGCTTTGGCCTGAGTTGGTAAGCAAGCACAAAGATGGGATAATAGACTTTCGCGGGCAACTTATAGATGTAAGCGGATACTAATGGAAATAGTTGAACTTTTCCTCAAAGCGTGGCCGGTGCTTCTAGGTATCGTCACGCTTATCGTTGTTCTTTCTAAACTTGACCTGCGCGTAGCGGTTCTTGAAGAAAAAGTAAAGAGTGCCTTTGAAATCATCAACAAGATGAGGGACAAACAATGAGCGAAAAACTTGAAGCCAAAAGTCAACTTATCGAGAAGACGGCTTTTGCCGTGCTTCCAATTTTGTTTACCTGCGTTGTGTATCTGATGTCGTCTCTGGACAAACTCAGCCACGATGTGACGGTCCTAAACGCAAAAATCAGTCTGGTGGTCACATCAGACAACAAACAAGCTGCCAATTCTGGGGCTGAACTGGCGCGGGAAAAGTTGAGGCAGGATATGGAAAAAGAAATCCAGCACAACCGCGAAATGATTATGGAAAACCAAAAGCACATTAGCATTATCGAAGACCGGATGGCGAGGAAATAATGGCTAACTTTGAACAAGCTTTTGAAAAGATGATTGCCGACGAAGGCGGTTACGTTCTACACACTATTCCCGGCGACACAGGTGGGATGACATATGCAGGTATCGCGCGAAACAAAAACCCTAACTGGCCCGGTTGGAACCTCATCGACCACGAAGCTACCAGCAATCCGTTACTTAGTGGGATGGTGCGTAACTTTTATAAGGTTGAGTTTTGGGACCGTCTCAGAGGGGATGAGGTTACGAACCAAGTTGTTGCAGAAAACCTCTTCAACTTCGGCGTAAATACTGGGTTGGGGGTCGCAGTCAAGCTTGCCCAGCTTATCGTTGGAGTCACTCCAGATGGTGCTGTTGGTGACAAGACTCTGCAAAAGTTCAACACAATTGACGGCGAAGCCTTTAAGAAAGCGTATGCGTTGGCTAAGATTACAAGATACGCCGACATTTGTAACAAAAACCGCAGTCAGTCCAAGTTTCTCTTGGGTTGGCTTAATCGCACTCTGAAAGGGCTCAAGTAATGGACTTAATAGGAATTGGGTCAATCATTGAAGGAGTTGGCAAAGTTGCGGATTCGCTTATTACAACGGACAAAGAACGAGCGGAGATGGCGCTGGAAGAGCGCAAGCTCGACTTGGAGGAAAAGAAGATTGACCAAGCCACTGACTTGGCACAAGTCGAAATCAACAAGATTGAGGCCGGTTCATCTAGCGTATTTGTCTCTGGTTGGCGTCCTGCTGTGGGCTGGGTTGGGGTTCTTGGCTTGGCTTACCAGTTCCTCGGATATCCCCTGATGCAGTGGTTGTGGGCTTTTGGTCAAGGTTACGATATCATTCCAAAAGGTTTAAACCCACCTCCTGACCTGCAAACCGACCAGCTTATGGTTTTGCTTTCTGGGCTTCTAGGGTTTGGCGGTATGCGAAGCTTTGAGAAGCATAAGGGTGTAGCGAGCAAGTAATGCCACTCAAGAAGATACTGTTTAAACCGGGAGTCAACAGAGAAAACACACGCTATACAAACGAAGGCGGGTGGTATGAGTCTGACAAAATCCGGTTTCGACAAGGCACACCACAGAAGATTGGTGGTTGGGCGCGTATCTCTGCGAACATATTCCAAGGCATATGCCGTTCGCTTTGGAACTGGGTGACCCTTGGTGGTCAAAACCTTGTTGGGGTTGGCACAAACCTCAAGTTCTACATTGAGAACGGCGGTGCGTACTACGACATCACCCCATTTAGAACAACGTCTACCCTTACAACTAACTACTTTACTACCAGCACCTCCACTAACTCTGGAGGCAAAACTACCGTTACGGTTAACCATACCGGTCACGGCGCAATCAACAATGACTTTGTAACCATTTCGTATGCCACCTCTGCTCCCACCGTGGGAGGAGTTACAGTTGCTGCGGGCGAATACCAAATCACTTTTGTAAGTGCTAACAGTTACACAATCAGCGTAACAGGTACTGCTTTAAGCAATGCAACCGGTCCCGGTTCATCGACAACTGCATACTTTGTTTATCAAATCAACGTAGGTCCATCCGTTGCGGTTCCTACGGTTGGATGGGGGGCGGGTGCTTGGTCATCAGGGTCTTGGGGTAACGGCGGGACATCTACTGATGCCATTCGCCTTTGGAACCAAGTCAACTTTGGTCAAAACCTTTTGTATGGTCCGCGTGGTGGTCCTTTATATTATTGGGACGCCTCAACCGGGTATACAACTTCTTCAGTAAGCATCTCGGTTGCCACCCCTGCGGTTGTGACTTCGACCGTTACGATTGCAACAGGCACTCCAATTTCGTTTTCTACAACCGGAGCTTTGCCTACTGGACTTACTCCGGGCACAACTTACTACGCCCTAGCCTCTACAGGCACATCGTTTAATCTTGCTTTGACCGCTGGCGGGGCGGCAATCAATACAACAGGCTCTGGTAGCGGTACTGCCTATATCAATGCTAACGGCCAACTAGTGTCTAGTCTTTCCGGTACTGATGGGTACTGCCCTCTTTACCAAAACAACTTTACGGTATCTGATGCCAGCCGTTTTGTAATTGTGTTTGGCACAAATGATTACGGGTCTACTGTACTAGACCCAATGCTAATTCGATGGTCAGACCAAGAGTCTTTGATTATTTGGTATCCAGCAGCAACTAACCAAGCAGGAAGTATTCGACTTTCGCATGGCTCTAAGATTGTTACTTACCTGCAAAGCCGACAAGAAATTCTGGTTCTTACGGATTCCAGTTTCTATTCAATGCAGTATCTTGGGCCTCCAGCTATTTGGCAGACTCAGTTGCTTGCAGACAATATCTCTATTGCAGGTCCAAATGCAATTGCAGTAGCTGCCGGTGTTGTATATTGGATGGGTGTAGATAAGTTTTATAAATACGACGGTCGATTTCAAAGTCTTCGTTGTGATTTGCGTCAATACATATTTGATAACATAAACATTAACCAACTTGACCAAATTGTATCCAGTACAAACGAAGGTTTTAATGAAGTTTGGTTTTTTTATTGTTCATATGGCTCCAGCGTTGTAGACAAATATGTTGTATACAACTACGCAGAAGACATTTGGTATTACGGTTCTATGGGCAGAACCGCTTGGTTAGATAGCGGATTGTTGCCGTACCCAATTGCCGCAACGTACAGCTACAACATTGTTCAACATGAGTATGGTTTAAACGACGCAACAGATTCTGATGCGGGCGTGGCAATCCAAGCCTACATCAACTCATCTCAGTTCGACATTGATGATGGTCATAACTTTGGATTTATCTGGCGTATGGTGCCTGACGTTACCTTCCGTGGGTCAACCGCCACTTCGCCTAGCGTGACGATGACTTTGTTGCCGCTTCAGAACTCTGGTTCTGGGTACAACAATCCAACCTCTGTTGGGGGTACAAGCTATGCGGCTGTCACTGGGACTACGGACCAAGCAATCACTGTTGGCGGCAAAGCCTACGAAATTGAAAAGTTTACGGGGCAAGTGTATACCCGAGTTCGCGGCAGACAAATGTCTTTATCTGTCTATTCCAACCAAACAAATATGACTTGGCAGCTTGGCGCTCCTCGTATTGACATTCGCTCGGACGGCAGACGATGAGCTACATTGTTACTTCAGATAATGAAATATCCCAAGCTATCGCGCCTCGGTTGCCTAATGCACCGATTGATTATGACTACCGGTATATTGACCAGCTTAATAACATACTGCGGTTGTACTTCAATCAACTCGACAAAATCATAGGGCAACTAAACGCCAACGTTCCTGTTCTTGTTGCCAATTTGCCAAGCGCATCTGTTGCCGGGGTTGGCTCTAGAGCGTTTGTAACTAACTCTTCTGTTTCCACATTTGGCTCCACAGTAGCAGGTGGCGGGTCAACTAAGGTGCCTGTGTATTCAGATGGCACCAATTGGAAAGTGGGCTAATTACTATGACCAAAACTGATGATTTGTTTAACGGTGAAATGACCGAAGACGATGGTCTTCTGGCTGCAAGGCAGGAAGCCGCAACCGCGCAACAAAAACGCAATCAAGAAACTGCCGCTAAAAAAGACGCCGCGTTAAAACCATTGTTAGCGGAGCTTGGCGGGGACAATCCCCAGAACCGGGCTATTGCTGAAGGGCTTTTTAAGCAGGGTGTTGGCAGTACCAAGGACATTCAAGTAAAACAAATTGATGTTCCGGGGTATTGGTCTGGCAGTGACGAATCTACTACATATACTCCCGATACAACTAGAAACGTTTATTTTAACAAAGCAAATGGACAAGAAATCAATCCTACTCGTCTTGGCGTTTATCAGGTAGACAAGAACGGTAAAGCCCAAGGTGATATCTTCTTTCATTTAAACGCTGACGATAAAGGCAACGTTAGCTTTCAGCCTCAGTGGAGTCCTCGCGCTCATGGTTTTTTGCGTGACAATCCGATTGGTCAAGCAATCATGGCTGTTGGGAAGATTATCCCAGCCACATCCCCGTTCTTCCTTGCTGCCAGTGCAATAGACGCCGCAGCGCATGGTAACTATGGGGCCGCTATTGCCAATCTAGTCCCTATGGGGCTACAACAACTTGCTTCTGGAACTGATGTATTAACTCAGCTTGCCGGTCCAGATTTCAACCCCACTGCTGTCACTCCCGGTGGTCAGATTGCCGAAGCTCTTGGGGTTCCTGTTCAAGTGGCAGACCAAGTAGGAAAGGCCGCGACTCAAGCAGTTAAAGCTGGGTTATCAGGCAAAGATGCTGGCGAAGCTTTATTAAAAAGCGGTATTGGGTCGCTTGTTGGGACTGGGGTAGATTATTTAAAAGAAGCTGGCGGTGAGATTTTAAACGATGTGAAAGGCGGTATTACCACATTGTTTGGTAACAGCGCAGAAGATGCAACCGAAGGAATACCGGGAGCTGGTTCTGCAATAACTTATCTTGCCTCTCCTCCCAATCCCGGAGAAACAGATTTTAACTATGAAAACCAACAGGGCGTAAACACTGGAGCAGCAGAAAAAGATGTGGCGCTTCCAGATACAAGTGCAGATAAAAACGGTATTGGCGGTTTAAACATAGACGCAAAAGACAGCCCTACGGGCGGTATCTCCGATTTGAAACCTGTTGCCTATGATGAAGAAGGCAACATGATGCCGGGGTATGAGTTAGACAGCGAAGGCAATGCTGTTTGGATGGGTGGCGGTTCAGACTATGTATCCCCAGAAGGTGGGGGAATGGTTGATGACGCTGGTGGCGTAGAAGCCGTTGACGGTGGCAGTCCAGAATACAGCTTAGGAGGCGGTGCTGGAAATGATTATGTATCTCCTCCAAGCGATGGAGATACAGATGGCACTATGGTTGATGATGCCGGTGGCGTTGCTACTGTTGATGGCGGTGAAGGCAACGACACTATTGAAGGCGGTGGAGGTAATAGCACAATTGACGGTGGTGGTGGTAACGACACCCTTACAGGCGGCGGTATAAACGACATTATTAGTACCGTTGGAAAAATTCTTCCTGTAGTACCGGCAATTTTTCCTCCAAAGAAAAAAGAACCAATAATAAAAACCGTTACCCCAACTGTCACGGGCAAGACGGCTGTAGACACCATTACCGGCGGCATAAGGAACGACACTATTACTGGTGGCGGCAGTAACGATACCTTGAAAGGCGGTGGCGGCAACGATACCATTAAAGGCGGTGGCGGTAATGATGGGCTAACCGGGATTGTTGATACATTGCTTGGTGGAACTGACGCCTTAAAGGGCAAGTACAACTTTAGTTGGAATCAACAACAGACTAAAGCCCCTGAAAAGGGAGTTGCATACAGTCAGCGTTACTTTGGCAATCATTGGAATAAGTCTGAACCCACAAAGAACGAAATGCCCCAAACAGATAACCCAACTAAAATGGTTGCTATTGCAAGCGAAGACCCAAACATGGCTACTCAATTTGCTGAAGGTGGTTTGATGGCGTTGGATAAAACAATGCTAAATACAACGTTTAAACCCACCATGACTGACAGTGGTATCCAAGCCAGCGACCTTACAAAACAAGACGTTGCTAATGAAGCTCTTCAGCATATGCGCCGTGGCGGTCATGTGATTGACCATAAAGCCCATAGAGATGTTCATTATCTTGCAAGCAAAGGCGAACCGGTTCATCATATCGTTGGCTTTATGAATCATCGTAAGCGCATGGCAGAAGGGGGTATTACATCCCATTCGCTAGGTTCTTATTCAGATGGCGGTCATCTTCTCAAAGGCCCCGGCGACGGCATGTCTGATGACATCCCAGCCACTATCGCAGACAAGCAACCCGCCCGTCTTGCGAACGAAGAGTTTGTAATCCCCGCTGACGTTGTGTCCCATCTTGGGAACGGCTCGTCAGAGTCTGGCGCAAAGGTTCTATACGAAATGATGGCTAAGATTAGGAAAGCTAGAACCGGGAATCCAAAACAGGGCAAACAGATTGACCCGCATAAGCTAATGCCAAAGGTTTAAACATGCCTAATATCCTGCAACCGTCGCTGTCGAATACGCCGACTACAAAAACTATTGCCGAAAACGCAACGATTACTCCGTATGCGACGGACCTATTGCAGCGTGGACAAGCATTTACAACTGCTGAAACTCCAGTCTATGGAGGGCAGTTAACTACCGGGCCTTCACAGTATCAGAACCAAGCGTGGCAGGGTCTTGCCAATCTAACAGTTCCCAAAAACATCACTGAAGCCGGTAATCAGTTGGGAAATATCTCCCAACAGCAGCAAGGTTTGGGATACGACACCAGCACATACAACAACATGTACACCGCTGCTGGAGGAAACTATAAGCCTATTGATGTCAAAGCCGGGACCTTTGGAGCAGAACAAGCCCAGCAGTACATGAACCCGTATATCCAGCAAGCACTTGACCCGCAGATGGAGTACCAACGTAGGCAAGCCGCTATTAACCAACAAGCTGATATGGCTAAGTTGGCTCAAGCTGGTGCGTTTGGTGGTTCTCGTCAAGCAATCCTACAAGGGCAGAATCAAGAAGCGTTAGGTCGATTGCAAGCTGCAACCGCTGGCGCTGGTTATGAAAAAGCATTTACTGCGGCACAGAATCAGTTCAATGCTGACCAAGCCCGTCAGATGGAAGCTACCAAGGCTAACATTCAACAGGCACAAAAAGCTGCTGACCTTGGCATGTCTGATGCCGAGTTGACTGCACGTTATGGTATGGACGCCGCAAAGGCGAACGAAGCCAGCAAACAGTTTGGGGCAACTTACAAACAGAATGCTCTTACTAACGCAGCCAATACAGAACAAGCTAGAGCGCAAGCCGGAGGCTTAGAGGCTCAACATGGTTTGGCTAATTTAAACGCTCTTTCTGCCGCTGGCGCACAACAACACGACATAGAACAAGCCGCTTTAGACGCGCAGTACAAAGAATATTTGCGTCAAACTGAGTACCCCGGCAAACAGCTTGAGCAGATGAAAGGTCTTATCACCGCAATGGCTCCGGTAACGCCAGAAACCAAAACAGTGTATGGGCAAAAAGAAAAAGCCGCATCTACCGCCGCAGGTGTTCTTGGTGCCGCCGCTGGCGCTCTTGGCATTAAAACTATGGCTGATTTGGAAAAAAGAGCAAATCAGCTTGGAGTGCCTGTTGAGAAGTTTAAGAATATGCTTGGGATTGGTAGTGAAGCCGCTAAGAAAAAATCTGACTCAAGTTATGGAAAGATTGGAGATACAAAAGGGGAGACGGCGAAAACAGATACCCCAGAGGGCACTCACAGAGATGCGGAAGGCAACCTAGTTGACGATGAAACTGGTGAAAGAGTTGGTGGTTATACAACCCCTAAAGGCGAAGGTATGGTTGATGACGGTGGTGGAGGGTTTTCAGAACCTGAACCCCCGTTTGACCCGGGCGATGATATGTTTGAAATTCCTGAAGAAACTTTTGGCGAAGGTCAGTACGCCAGAGGCGGTTTGATTGATTTGCTGCACAAGATGCGGAGTTACAAATGAACTTGATTCAAATTACTGAACAACTCAAAAACCCCGCCGTCTCTGTACAGCAGTTGATGCAGTACGCAAACAACTCCAATCCTCAAGTGCCTTCTTATGTTGCCCTTGCAGAGATGCAAAGGCGACAGTCTATGCAAGCGCCGCCACAGGCTCCGCAACAGACAGTGAAAGACCAGCTTGGTTCACAGTTGATGGGGCTACCTGCCGCCGCCCCTCAAGCTCCCGGTGCCGCTCCCGGTGCTGCACCGCAACAACCGCCTCAACCTCAGCAACCACAACAACAAGTTCCAGAGCCTCCCCCTCAACCTACTGGCGCCCCTCAAGCCCCAATGCCTGAGCCGCGCCAACCAGCGCCAACGCCCGGTATGGCGGGTGGCGGTATTACTTCACTGCCTTTAAACATGCACCATGATTTTGCTGCGGGCGGCATCATTGCATTTACTGGTGGCGGGGAAACCGATTTGGCGGCGCAATATCCTGAACAAACCACGTTAGAGCAGGAAAGGGCTGAAAGGCTAAAGAACCAAGAACTTTATGGTTTTGGTGGTGACCCATACGCCGAAGCCAAACGCCGTTATTCTGAGATTGAAAAGAAACAGCAAGAACGCGAAAAGAACGCAGGTTCAGACCGATTCTTTGCTGGCCTTTCTACGTTTGCTGGCTCTGGAACTAAGGTTTTGGTGAGTCAATGGGCATGGCAATGAAGACCGCTCAAGACCTAGAGAAAGAACAAAACGCCCAAGGTGACGCACAGCGTACCAAGATGGCAGAACTTGCCACTCTGTGGGGCAAAGAGC